TTGTGATGTATCTCTTCCATACGCTGTTTAGCTAGGCTACGTATCTCTCGCAACCATTTTCTGCTTTCTCGATGTGTTCGTACTGAGTTACGAGCCTCAAACTTTTCGTTTGCCTTAAAGTATGCCATATATGCCTTGGTCAATTTATCGTGTATATCGTCATTCATTGTGTATTTCTACATCGTTCTCATATGATGTAAAGCCGTTTTCTTTAATCACTTTGAGAACGTGTGTTACTCTTCCTACTAGTTCATCTTTATGGGATATAAGATAAACATTCTTCTGTCTTTCTCTACCCATCTTCTTCAAGATACCTAAAGAGTTTTCAACTCCGCTAGTATCCATACCACTATCAATTAACTCATCGATAAACAATAAATTAATATTTTGATATAAACTTTCCCAAACATCTCTAAATGCAAAACTCATACCAAGTATAAGTCTATTACGCTCACCTCTACTTAAATTATCAAAGTCTAGGTCTTGTCCTAGTTGTGTAATTTCAACTGACAAATCATTTTGGAATACAACACTATGTGGTAATCCTAGTTTGTCAAGATAGTTTGTAAGTCTGTTGTTTAAGTATGCTAAATTTTGATCAATAATTTTTTTACGAATAAAACTGTCTTTGTTTGTAAGTAGTTTTAACATAAAGTCTTGATGATCTTTTAAACTTGTTAAGTTGTTTACAGTATCCCAATTAATTTCTTGTATAGCAGTAGTATTCAATTCATCAATTTGTTCTTGATAAGGATCAATTTCTGTTTTAGAACGATTAAATGCTTCTTGTAATTGTGCTACATTTTGCTTATGATCATATACTTCTTTAATAGTTTCATAAAACGTTGTAGGTTTACCATTAATATCACCAATTTTATCTAGTGCCATCATAACGTCTTTTACTTTGACATCAATCTCAGATTGATATGCTACAGCGTCATCAAGTTCTTTAGTTTTACGTTCTGCAATCTCTGCTTTTTTGTCTGCATGTAGTTCTTGACCACAAGTATAACATGTTGCATCATCTAAATCTACGATATCTTTAGTTGCCTTTGCAACAGACTTCCCAGCACGTACTAGTGCAGGCTCTAATGTACTTAATTCTTTTTTAAGAGCCAAAATAGCATTATTTTGTTCTGCCCAATTTGTTAATTTTTCGTGTTTGTCTAATTCATTTTCTACATCTAAATGTTCTAATTCGTCAATCGAGCGTTCTAGTTTAACAATATCTTCTTTTTGTTTTGTATTCCATGCACTTTGTTTTGTTTGCAAACTACGTACAGTTTCACCAATACGTGTATTACTAGACTCAATAGCATTTATACGAGCAGTTTCATCTGTAATTGCTTCTTTAGTTTGCCTTACTTTTTCTTTAAGTACTTCAGCCTTTTCAGACAGTATTGTAATACCAAGTAATTGTTCAATGATATCTTTCTGGTCATTGACTCGCATACTCAAGAACGGTTCTGTATATGTGTTTAATGCAACAATATGCTTAAACATATTATGCGACATACCTAATAGATGTATAATGTCTTCTTGTGTTTTGCGACTATCACCTTGTGATTCGTCTAGCATTTCTTGTTCTTGTTCATTTACATAGAACTTTAAGATATTAGGACCACGTCCTCTTTCAATCTTATAACTTTGTCCGTCTTTCTCAAAAGACAGTGTAACCAACATACCTTTGTTGTTAGTTTTATTAATTAAATTATTGCGTTTAATATTTGTTAAAGCAAGCCCGTATAAGGCATAACTTAATGCATTAATAATAGTAGTTTTGCCTGTACCATTACGTGATCCGCTATCATCGCCACCTTGGTCGAGGTTTTCTCCTAGCACAAGTGTTAGTTGTTGTTTATCAAAATCAACTGCTTGGGTCTGATTGCCCACACTCATGAAGTTCTTTACGGTTAAACTTTTTATCTTAATCATAGTTCGTCATAAATTCCCAATAATAACTTCTTGTCGTAGTTTTCTGTATCCAATGCAGTAATTTCTTTAGTAACAATTTCATCNACACTTTCAAATGTACTAATGTCAATGTCTGTATGTATTTCTTCGTCTTGCTGACTAGGAATTAATGTAATTTCTCTGCAATCGTATTCATTAATAAATGTTTCTTTNATAAAACTTGCTTCCTCGTAACTAATTGGAAGATCAAGTGTTACTCTAAGATACATTTTGTTTTTAAGTAGTGTGTCTTTTTCGTCTAGTAGTTGACTAAGTTTAACTGTACGATACTTAGGACAGTCAAGCCAATCAATATAATGAGGTTCTTTGTTATTTTCTTTATCAAGTATCATCATTCCACGTTTATCATCCCATGCATCTGCATAGTTGTGTGGAAAAGCATTACCCATGTAATGTACTGCACCTTGTACTTGACGTTTGTGGAAGTGTCCACTAAACACATAATCTTGATGTTTGAAATGTTCAGCTTTTAATTCACCGTGATCAGGCATCTGTACCATTGCGTTCATATAGAAACTAGGCAGTTCAAAGTGACCAAACATATATTTTGTTTTTATGCCACTAATCTTCTTCCATTCTTCGCCAACAAGCCAAGGAACTAATGCAACATCATCTTCAACTAGTATTTCATCAACATATGTAATACCAGGAATATGTTTACCAAACTCTACACTGTAAACATCACGTTTGTCTTTGTAGTACAAGTCGTGATTACCTGCAAAAAAGTAAAACTTTTCAAATGCCGCACCTAATTTTTCTAGGCAACGTGTAGTTGCATCTAGTGTTTGTACATTAATTGTATTTCTATTGTGATGCCAGTCACCACAAAAGATACCGGTTTCACAACCGTTAGCTTTTGCTTGTTCAATAAACCAATCTACAAAGTCTTCACAATCTTGTAGGTGTAGTCTACTGTTAGACTTCAGTCCTAGGTGAATATCTGTAAACACCGCCGCTTTTTTAAACATTCATACTCCTGTTTTGTATATTATACTTTATATTTTGATGTAAGTCAAGTGTTTTTGGACGGATTTAGCACAGGTGCTTTAGCGTCTTGTGTTTTAACACGATCCCATTCGCCTTGTGCTTGTCTAGTATAACTAGGATTCATATTATTCATTTCTAAAATATCATCTCTAATATTTTGATTGCGTTTTTCAATATTAATAACTCTTACAAATGAATTTGTTACTGCCGCAGTATAATAAGCAAACGGATTGTTAGACTTTGATTCGTCAAACTGTAAACCAATTTGTGCTAACTGTAGAATTGCTTGTCCACGCATTTCATCATTGTAAGTATATCCACGTACATTGCCTCTTGTTGCGTATCTATCACATAACTTCATCCACATCATAGCAAGTTTGTTAGTTGCTTTACCGTGTGCTTTGTTAAAGTATCCGTTGTCCATACCACCTTCCCAGTGGCTTTTGCCTATGCACACTAGTTCTCCAGCATCATCATGTTTAAAATGTTGGAATGGAGGAAAGTTTAATTTTACTCTATAGTCTGCAGGTGTTTTAGGATTCTTTTTACGTCCTGGTTCTTCTGGAATATGTTCAAATGACATAATTCTAAAAACTAGTTCTTCTTTTGTTATCTTTCGATAGTCAATTTCAAACTCTGCTAGTTTTACTCTCTTGCCTGCTAATTTAGCGGCTTCAAAGGCTTGTTGTTGTAAGCGTTTTGCTTTATTACGTTTTGCTTCAGCTATTGTTCTAATATTAATTTTACCAATTTCTGGTAGGATTATATCATATTGGCCATACTCAGGATCAACATAACTACAGAATGTAGTCTTTGATTTGTGTATTTCCTTTAATATGTCCTTGTTGTTTAGATAATTTACACGTTTATTCATATTTTCTCCGATTGTTTGTTATATTATAAACTACTCTGTTAATAAAGTCAACTAAATAATGTATATAGGAGACAATTAATTATGGCAAGAGAAGACGGACCAGGTACACGACAAGGAACCCCGCCAAAAGGTAAAACAGGCACTAAAGCGGCAGGACAAAATCCATTAACTAACGTTCCTGAATTTGTTTCAGGCGGTATCGATAAAATGAAAGATATTGGCCAAGACATGTTTTCAGACGTAGCAGGAGATTTAGGCTCTAAGATGCGAGGCAAAAATCTTCCTGGAAAAGGTTCTAATAATTTTGAAGCTAAAGAAAAAGCATATTTTAGTACTGAACTTGAAAATAAAGATTGGCGAGTCAAATTATCTGTTCCTCCGTCAATTGCCGCAGATGGGTTGCTGTCTCCCTTACAAGAATCTACTACAGGTGGACACATGGTTTTTCCTTATACACCTACAATTATTATTAGTCATTCAGCCGCATATAATACTGTAAGCCCTATACATAATAATTATCCGTTCTTTGCGTATCAGAACTCACAAGTGGAAGCAATGACTATTGTAGGACAATTTTATTGTCAAAATAGTATAGAAGCACGATATTGGATGGCATGTTTGCACTATTTAAGAACAATGACTAAAATGGATTATGGTTTGAACAGCACAGGATCTCCACCACCAATTGCAAAATTAAATGGATATGGAGATTATGTTTTTAATAATGTTCCAGTTATACTACAAAACTTTACAGTTGATATGCCTAATGAAGTTGACTATATTAGCACAGCATTTACCACTGGACCAAAGTTGACAGGAGCAGACGCTCGCCATGCTATGATGAATCCAGAAGGTGGAACAAAACTTAATTATGGTTGGGCACCAGCTGAATCACAATTTTCAATTACTGTACAACCTATATACAGTAGAGCTAAACAGTCTCAATTTAATTATACAGACTTTACTAACGGAGCTAATCTTGGACAAGGATATATTTAATGAGTAGCCCATACAAAAATACACAATCGCAACTAAACGGTGCTCTTGATATTTTAACAATCAGACCTGTGCCAGCATATGCTGACGATCCGTTATATACTATTGAGCCACAGTATACACATAGACCAGATTTACTAGCTCATGATATGTACGGGTCAAACAGACTATGGTGGATATTTGCACAACGAAACTTAGACGTTATCGAGGATCCTATTTACGATATGGTTCCAGGTGTACAAATTTTTTTACCGGACCCTAAACGTGTTAAAGAACTGATAGGAGAATAAATTTGTCTACATACCGAACGGATCCTAAAACTGGACAAACACTAATCACTCCAGGTAATAAAGTAGATCCATTAAATAAAAACGGTAAAACATATAACGAATTGGGTACAAAGCCTCCCAAACAACCTCCTGCGGCTGAAGGAGATCCAGAAGAAGCCAAAAAGTTTATGCGAGCCCTTGGCATGCACGGTCTTGCCGACATGTACGAAACAAACGGAGATGCCGCAGTAAAAAATCCTGGCCAGTTGCCACCTATGTTTCAAAACCATCCGTTTGCTGGTGTTATTGAACAGCCAAATGTAACATCAAGTCCTACAGTTAAAATTTTAAATCCAGAGGAAATGTATCCTCAAGCACAAAATTATGGGTCACGAAGTGGCGGCGGAACAGCAACAGTTGGTGATGTTGCAAGAGTTAAGACACCACCTAAAAAAGTAGTATCTCAAATAGCAATGCAACCAGGATCATTACCTTTACCAAATGAATTAGAATCGTTTGCATCTTATAATAATATATTTTCGTTTGGCTGTCTAAGCCCGGAAGAATTAAATTTTCCAGACGATACTTATAGAAAAACTGGACTTAGAAATGGACACATGGTTCTTAAATCAGGCGGCGCATTTAATGGTACTCAAAAGCCAAGAACACATGCAGAGAAACACTACAACATAGACACACAATATTTTATAGATAATGTAGATATAGAAACTGTAATTGCACCAAACAAAAAAAGTAGAATGACTAACTTTCATAATTTAAGTTTTGAAGTTAGAGAACCATATAGTATGGGTCAACTTCTACAAACAATGCAATTAGCATCAACTAACGCAGGATATTCTAATTATTTAGAAGCACCTTGGTTACTATCAATTAATTTTGTAGGCTGGCAGGATATAGGTGAAGGCGAGGTTAATCCTCAACTATCGGCGTCTAAACGATTGTTACCTTTAAAAATTGTAAGTGTTGATTTTAATGTTGATACAGAAGGTTCAATTTATAGATTTTCTTGTAGTGCATTTAACGATGAAGCATTTATGGACGGAACACAAAACTTGCCATGTAATGTTACTATACACGGAACAGACCTTCAAGAAATTTGTCAATCAGGATTAGGAAGTTTAGCAACACAAATTAACACACACTTATTACAAAAACAAAAGTTTCAAAAAAACAAAATTGAAACGGATGAATTTGTATTTACTTTTCCATTAGATACTTCAAGTGCTTCAGCTTCAAATTTGTTAAAAAATGCTACAAATTCTGGAACAGCATACGGCACGAATAAAGCAACTGAAGGAGATGAATACCTAGTTAAAGAAGGAATTGATTATGAAGCGGCCTTTACAACGATTGATTCTCGAAAAGATAGTGCAGGATATCAACAAGACAACAGCGATTTTGGTCCAAGCACTAACGAACAAAAAAAGAACTACGTTAATTCACTGTTAGGGTATAGTATTAAAAGAGGTAATCTAAGCGAAACAATTAAAAAAACATTAGCAAACAGAGATGCAGGTATTAATGCTATTGGCAGAAATAAAATTACAACTGAAATACCAACAGCATATGGAGATACTCCATTCGGCAAATCAGGATTTGCTTTAAATCCTAAAACAATGACATATTCAAAAAATGGTACACAAATTAATCCTAAACAACGCACTATACAGTTTAGAGCCGGAACACCAATACAACGGGTTCTTGAAGAGCTTGTGTTGTTAAGTGCCTTTGGTGAAACTATAATGAGAAAAGAACTTCAAGCTAAAGACGGTACTATACCTTGGTTTAGAGTTGAAGCTGATGTATATATTGTTGAAGATCAAGAAGCTGAAAAAGCACAAGGAAGAATGCCAAGAATCTATGTGTATAAAGTTGTACCATATAGAGCAAATACAAGTATATTTAAACTACCTAATGATCCTCCAGCAGGATATAATAAACTAGTTGAAGAAGCGGCCAAAGCATATAATTATATGTATACAGGACTTAATAAAGATATTTTAGAATTCAATATTGAATTTAATAATGCATTTTATAAATCTATAGCAACTGATTACAATAATAAAAGCGGTAACAATGATGCTTCAAATCAGTCTACAACAGAAAAAGGTACACAACTTGAGTTAGATAACGATACTTCAAATAGAACTGGTGCTAACGTAACAAACGTACAAAACGATGCATCACAGTCTAAATCAAACGAACTTGCTGGTGCAATGACTGAAACAGCAGAAAGAAGAATGGCTAGACAGTTTAACGAAGCTCTTGTAAATAGTGATGTTGACTTAATTACAATGACTATTAAAATTTTAGGAGATCCTTATTATATTGCAGATAGCGGAATGGGAAATTATAACTCAAGTGTAACTGAATGGACTAATGTTACTTCAGATGGAAGTATCAATCACCAGAACGGACAAGTTGATATACTACTAAATTTTCTAACTCCTATAGACATTGACGATCAAATTGGAAATTATAAAATGGACGGCCCAGCAGTTGGAGTTTCAAACTTCAGTGGATTGTATACTGTTATTGGAGTCAATAATAACTTTTCAGGTAACTTGTTTACACAAGAACTTGAACTAGTAAAACGTCCTAATTTTGATTTAAAAGATCTAGAAGAAGCGGCTAAAAAGAAAATACTAGATGAAGAAAAAGCATATATAAAAAGACAAAATGAAGCTAAAAAATTCGGCGAAGATAGTCCTCAGTATAATTTTGCTGTAGCTGATAGAGACGGTGATGGCATAATAAATGTTAGTGAACAACTACAAGCCAATTTAACTACTGAAGAAGCGGCTAAGTTAGCAAATAATAAAGATAAACCAAAACCATCACAACCAAAAGTAGCTAAAAATGCACAAGTTGAATCAGATGCTAACTATCAAAGAGAAGCATTTGGAAAAACAAGTAACCCAAATGCTGGTATAGATGGTGGCTATGGTCCAGATAACACAGCTAACTCTAACTCAGCTGAATTACCAGGCGATGACGGCGACTATGGAGTACAATAGAACATAATGGATCAATTAGAATCAAATAATATCAATAAACGCTCTTCGGGTGTAGGCTTTGCAAAAATGCCTCCAGGTCCTTTTCTAGCAAAAGTAGTCAATCATTTAGATCCTAAACGTCAAGGAGCATTACGAGTACAATTATTACCTAACACAGTTAGCGGCTCAGACGATTTAGATGACGGACAATTATTTACAGCTAGATATTGCTCACCGTTTTACGGAACTACAGATGTTCGTAGTAACGGAAAAAATAACGACTATTATAATACGCAACAGAGTTATGGATTTTGGGCAGTACCACCTGATCCAGGAACTAAAGTTCTTGTTATATTTGCAGAAGGATCACCAAACCAGTGTTATTGGATAGGATGTGTTCAAGACGAATATATGAACATGATGGTTCCGGGTGGCTATCCAGCAGACAAGTCAACTAATATTGTACAAGACGGGATACTAGAGGACTTCAAAGGTAAAAGTTTACCTGTAGGAGAATTTAATAAAAGTATTGGAGCTAACGCAACAGGACCTCTAGATGTACGTAAAGGAAATAATCCAGACAAATTTCCAAGACCTATTAATCCAATGATGTCTTTGACACTTGCAAAACAAGGTCTTGAACAAGATGTTATTAGAGGAACAACAACTACAAGTTCAAGACGTGACATTCCTAATACTGTTTATGGTTGGAATACTCCAGGACCTTTAGATAAACGTGACGGCAAGCCAAAAGGAAAATATGGAGATGTACGAAGTTCAGCTTATATGTTTAGAAGCAGACTAGGCGGATCTGCATTTACAATGGATGACGGAGATCCTACTATTCTTAGAAATGGAATAGCAAAAGAAAATCCCGCACTATATTATGATATTGAGAATACTCCTGATAATATTAGTAAGTCAGATGTTACATTACCGTTTAATGAACATATTAGATTACGTTCAAGAACAGGGCATCAAATTTTATTACACAACACAGAAGACTTAATTTACATTGCTAATGCAAATGGTACAGCATGGATTGAATTAACATCAAATGGTAAAATTGATGTGTATGCACAAGATAGTATTAACCTAAGAACTGAAACAGATCTTAACATAAAAGCTGATAGAGATATAAACATTGAGTCTGGTAAAGATATTAACTTTACAGCAGGACGTAATTATAAGTTAATGGTTAATAATGATAGAGATGTTAAAACAAATAAAAACGAAACTACATTTGTTGGAATGGATAAAAACGAATGGACAGGTAATAATCATACAGTTGCAGTAGGTAGCGACCAAGATATTCAAATTAAAGGAACACAGCGTTCTACTATTAGTGGAGATTATAATTTACAAGTTAGTCAAGATGGACATATTGCTATAAACGCAAACTTACACAGTAAAGTAGTTGGCGATTATAGACAAACTGTAAATGGTGCATTTAATTTGAATACTGTAGGCGATAATAAATTTACTAGTGGAGCAAGTACACAAATTAAAAGTACTCTTGCAAATAAATTAGATGCAGGAACATTAACTTCTATTTTAAGTGTAGGAACACATTCAGAAACTGCATCACAAATACACATGAATAGTACAGTGCCTGCAACAACAGCAGATGTTGCCGATAGAGTTGGCGATGCATTTAGTTTTCCGGTAACTAATTCAGTAATAGATAATACTAGCCGAGTGCTTGATAAAGATAATGTAGTTATGAATGATGCAAGCGGAAATCCATTAAGAGTAACAGCAGATGCACTTAGAGCAAGTGTTGCAGTTGAAGCAAACAGACCAAGACGTATTCCAAGACACGAACCATGGGACGGACACGAAAACATTAATCCAGCAGGACATACTCCTAGTGCTACAGCAAGTATATTATCACCGTCACCAGAAGTTAGATTACAACAACCTCAGATTGATAAAGATAGTGATATACCTGATTACTCAGAAACATCAGGTATCTATAATGCACAAGATGCATATATCCAAGATCCAGTAACAGGTGAGCGTGTAAAAGAAACGTTTGATGCTGACAAAATTCCAACTAAAAATACAGATAATGCATCAGGTAACCAGCCAGCAGATCCTGTGCCTGTTGACAATATGCAACGTTATTTCTTAAGTGAACTTATAAAAGGTTTAGGATTAGATCCATTAACTTGGAAATCAACAAATGCTCATGCACTAGCAATGGCGTGTGCCCAAGTACAAAAAGAATGTAACTTTGAACCAAGGTCAGAAAATATGAACTATAGAGTATCAACTCTACAGCGTGTATGGCCAAATAGATTTGGCGGATCAGCAGGCAAGCGTAAAGCTGAAACACTTGTTGCAGGTGGACCACCTGCTATTGCAAACTCAGTATACGGAAATAGAATGGGCAACGGCTCTGCAGAAACAGGCGACGGATTTAGATATAGAGGTAGAGGACTTATACAAATTACAGGAACAAATAACTATAAAAAATATGGCGGACTAGCAGGTGTTGATATTTACAACAATGCTGACATGGCAAACGATCCTACAGTTGCTACAAAAGTTGCAGTAGCATACTTAAAAAGTAAAAGTGTAGATTGGACAAGTGCAGATTTTAGTTCTTTAGGATCACAATTTAAAAAAGCAGTCGGATATGCTGATTCAGACGGTTCAAACACAGCAAGCAGAATTGGATTAGGAAAAGGATTCTATCAAAAAATCATTAATAATGAACTTACACCATTAGCAAGTCTAACAACAACGACACCTATAGATAAAGGTGCAGGAACGTCGCAGGTACAGTAATGCATAAATTTGTAATAATGAAAAACAATGAACTTTTTACGTACACAAATTTTGAGGATATTCCTCTAGACTTTGATCACATAATTGAATTCAATCCTTCAGTACCCCCTGAGCCACATACTGAAGAACAACACCAAGAAATTGCACAATGGCCAGATAGATTAGAAACATTAATGGAGATAGAACGTGCCCGCAGTAACTAGAATTGGAGATGCAGATGTAGCTCACTGTTCGGGTATGACTAGAGCAGAAGGATCAGGTGATGTATTTGCAAATGGAATATCTGTAAGTAGACAGGGTGATAATAATACTTCACATTTACTACCTCCTGTACCATGTCCAAGTCATGCCGCACCAATAGCAGTAGGATCAACAACAGTTTTTACAAATGGCAAAGGAACAGGCAGAATAGGAGATGCGATATCAGGTTGTACAAGCGTAGCGGCTGGCAGTCCTAATGTTTTCGCCGGCGGATAAAATAAGGTAAATATTAATATGGCAACAGATTTATACAAAACAATTAAAATTACTCCTAAAAGGCAGTCAAAACCCCCTGTATCACAGAAGGCATACAGAGGATTCAGCACAGTTAATCCTGACAACAATTCTTTCCAACAATTTGATGTTTCATTAATTAAACAAAATTTATTAAATCATCTTAATATACGCCAAGGAGAAAAGTTATCTGATCCTAGATTTGGTTGTATTATTTGGGATGCCTTATACGAGCCATTAACATCACAACTAAAAGACGCAATTACAGAAAATGTTACAAATATTGTAAATTACGATCCAAGAACTAGAGCTACAGGAGTTCAAGTTTCGGAATACGAAAGCGGATTACAAATAGAATGTACGTTGATGTACTTAGACTACAATATTAGTGAACAACTAAGATTACAGTTTGATAAAAGCGTTGGATTGTCGTGACACAATTAACTACTAGTATTATTGTTTTCAATAAATACAGTAGAGTTTAAAGAAGGATAACCTATGTCATCAACCGACAGACAAAATAGATTGCTACTTGCAGAAGATTGGCAAAAAGTATATCAAAGCTACCGTAATGCGGAATTCCGTAGTTACGACTTTGACACACTTAGACGGGCGATGATTACCTATCTAAGACAGAATTACCCAGAAGATTTTAACGATTATGTAGATACATCAGAGTACCTTGCACTAATTGATATGATTGCATTCTTAGGTCAGAACATTAGTTATAGAGTTGACCTAAACGCAAGAGAGAACTTCTTAGAACTAGCAGAACGTAGAGAATCAGTTCTCCGTTTAGCTCGTATGCTTTCATATAATCCTAGACGTAATCAGTGTGCAAACGGACTACTTAAATTTGAGACAGTAAGCACTACAGAAAATTTAATTGACAGTAATGGCACTAACTTATCAGACCAAACTATTATCTGGAATGACCCTAGTAATGCTAACTGGTCAGAACAATTTAGGCGTGTGTTGAATTCAGCACTTCCACAAAACGGAACAGTCGGTAAGCCATCAATAACCAAAGCAATTAATGGAGTACTTACACAACAGTATAGATTTACATCTACAGGTAACGATGTTCCTATATATACTTTTAGTAAATCAGTTAACGGTTCTTCAACACAATTTGAAATTGTATCAACAGGTATTGATACTGACTTTAATGTAATAACAGAAGAAAATCCTGTACCGGGGAATAGTCTAGCATTTTTATATAGAGAAGATGGAAGAGGTTCAGGAAGTTCAAACTCAGGATATTTTTTACATTTTAGACAAGGAAGTTTGAAATCTAACGCATTTGACGTTTCAGCTCCGTCAGCTAATCAAAGGATTTCAATTGAAGCAGAAAATATTAATGATACTGATGTTTGGCTTTATGGTTTAACCAGTAATGGTATTCCTAGTAAAATTTGGACAAAGGTAAGTTCAACTGAAGGGAACAATGCAATCTATAATAGTTTAAACAAAAAACTTAAAGATTTTTATGTTGTACAAACTAGATCAGATGACGAGATTAGTTTAGTATTTGCAGACGGCACATTTGGTAACTTGCCGCAAGGCGGATTTAGAGTTTATTATAGAACTAGTGCTAATAGATCGTTAAGTATTGCTCCAAGTGAATTAACAGATATTACTATTAGTTTTCCTTATCTTTCTAAGGCAGGAACAACAGAAACAATGACTGTTGGCTTAGAACTTAAAACACCAGTAACTAATGCTACTATTAGTGAAACAACTTCAAGTATTAGAACTAACGCTCCGCAAACTTACTATACACAAAATAGAATGGTTACTGGCGAAGATTATAATATTGTTCCTTTAACAACTAATCAAGAAATTATTAAAGTAAAATCAACAAATAGAATTGCTAGTGGTATTAGTAGATATTTTGATCTTAAAGATGCTACTGGAAAATATTCTAGTACAAATTTATATGGCAGTGATGGAATACTTTATAGAGAGCCATATGAAAACAAAACGTCTTTTACGTTTGGCACTCAAACAGATATTGAAGGCGCTATTGAAAATACAATATTGCCTATTATACAAAATAGAGCAATTAGTAACTTTTACTTTGCAAACTATGCTAAGATTATTGTTAGTGATCTTAATGCTACATGGAAGCAGTCAACTAAGACAACTAACAGTTCAACAGGACTATTAAATAATATTAATGATGTTGCATATCAACTTGGAACATTTACAGGCGGTTCTTTAAAATATGTAGAAGCTGGAGCATTGCTTAAATTTAAACCACCAGTAGGATTTTATTTTATTGGTAATGGAGAGCTTACAAGTAACGCATCAGCAAAAGGCGCAAGTACATATAAATGGGTAAAAGTTATAAGCGTAGATGGTGCAGGCACAAGTGTTAACAGTGCAACAGGTTTTGGACCAGTTGTGTTTAATGAAATATTACCTGCAAACAGTATACTAGAAGAAGTTAAACCAAAACTAGTAAAAGACATTTCAACAGATGTTAGATCACAAATTATTGATCAAGTATTTTCATATAAAACTTTTGCATTAAGATATGATCAAGTTACAAGAAACTGGCGTATTATTATTAACGAAAATTTAAACACAGTAGATGTGTTTAGTAATGGTAAAACAGGTGATGTAACAAATAATCAACTTGACTCAAGTTGGCTAATATTATTCGAAACAAACGGAGAAAAATATACAGTTACAAATAGAGGACTTAGATATATTTTTGAAAGCGATAAAGAACTTTCTTTTTACTTTGATGGACAAAATAAAATTTACGATTCACAAACAGGACAGTTAGTAAAAGACAAAGTTGCAATTATGAACTTTAATACTAAGCCTGACGAACTTACACCATTTAATAATGATGTTAATTGGGAAATTGTTAATGCTTTTCGAAACACAGACGGATATATTAACAGCAAAAAAGTAGAAGTTAGTTTCTTTGATTTAAATGATGATGGCAGTATCGACGATCCAGACATATTTGATGCTGTAGTTGCACCTTTAACAAATACATCTACAAAATATATTTTCTTAAAGAAAGAATCATCGGATCAAGGATTTAACAAATATAATTATTATAACGCAGGTACTGCAATTAAAACTGTTACAACAGAAACTGAAATTGGAGCATACAGTCAGTATTCAACAGGCCAAGTTTTTTATATTATTGATAACGATAACTTTAAAGTACTAACTAATAGTGTCCTTGTAGTAACAGCAGATTATAAAGCACACGTTGGCAGATCAGATCTTAAATTTCAGTATGTACATAGTGCAGATGATGGTAATAGAATTGATCCAAGTGTAAGTAATATTATTGATGTATATATGCTTACACAAACATACGATCAAAACTATAGGAAGTATATTAGTGGAGCGATTGCTACTGAACCTTTACCACCAAGTACAGATGAATTATTCCAAAACTACGGTGCAGAAATTGGCCAGTATAAATCAATTAGTGATGAAGTAATTTATCATTCCGTACAATATAAGCCTTTATTTGGTGTGCATGCACAAGAGAATTTACAAGCAACATTTAAAATTGTAAAGAATAGCGGTGAAGTAGTTAATAACAATGAAGTAAAAACACAAGTGATTAGTGCAATTAATTCGTTCTTTAGTTTGCAAAACTGGGATTTTGGAAATACATTCCATTTTACTGAACTTGCAACACATATAATGAATAGAACAGCACCAGATGTTGTTAATATTTTATTAGTACCCAAACAAGCAAATCAAGGGTTTGGAAGTTTATATGAAGTTAAAGCAGAAAATAACGAGATCTTTATTAACGATGCTACAGTTGAAGATATTGAAATTATTGATTCTGTAACAGCATCTAGAATCCAATCGGCAGGAAATGTAGTTACATCTACAGGAACTATTAATACAGGAATTAAGAGTCAAGCATTATCAACAACTACAACTACAACAAGTTCGAGTAGTTCAGGTAGTTCAGGTAGTTCAGGATCAAGCGGTGGAAGCGGAAGCTCCGGCGGCGGCGGAGGTTATGGATACTAA